CCATCAATCTGAGCTTGAGTCTGAGCCATATAAGCCTGGACTGCTGGATCTACTGGAGCTTGCTGTGGAGGAGGATTAGAAAGCATCTGATCCAACTCTGGAGGAATCTCTTTAAAGAACTCAGCAGAATCCTTAAAGCCAGCAGCTTCAATGAAGCGACCCAATGTATTGCGATACTGACCAGCAGATGTTAATGGGTTTGCATAACCTTGAGTTTGTAGAATCTGCTCTTGTTTCTGCAATACCATGCCAATCATAGCCATTTGCTGATCTTTGTTTCCAGTACCCAAGCCTACATTGATAGACAAGTCGTAACCATTTTTCCACTCACGAGGATCAACAGATACATACTTACCACGCATACGAACAATGCGAGCTTTGTCTTGGTACTTGCAAAGCAGATGGAAAATTCCGTTAAACAGATCCTTTACTCCAGTATCCGCAAAGATACGAGCAATCATCTCTACACGACTTGCACCAGCATTTTGCATCATTGCAATAGCAGCAGCAGTTGTATTTTGTAGAACATTTGGATCTAAACCAGCACTAGCATCTGTAACACCAGAGCGCTTTTCCATTACCTGATCTAAATAATCGAGCATTGGGAAAGACTGACCAGCAATAGCTGGAACTTGTAGCGCTTGAACTGCGCCAGGAGTTTTCATACGCACAATGCTATTAGGCGCTACTGTAAGCAAGTCATCCATATTGACTTGACCATCAATAGCAGTCATTCTAGGCAAATTGCTTAAATACAAATTGTCCAAGATCTGACGAGTAATTGTAGATTTGATCATTTGGATGTCCATAGCACGATCTGCTAAAGACTGACCAAAGAACTTGTGTGGCATTGGAATTGGGCAAACAGAAGCAAAAGGAATGTGATCTGTTTCCTCATTCTCTAGGATCTGCTTACCAGCATAGGTAATCTTACGCAATTCTGCAATACCATCATTATCATCATCACAGCGAATGTAGATCTCATATACCTCTACTTCTTGCATTGCTGGATCTAAAGATTGGCGCTCATCTGGCTGTTCACCACGACTATATCGAGCCACCTTCTCAGGGCTATAGGTAATGTCGCTATATAAAGGGATTTGCTCAATTTTCTTCTTATTGAAGCCCATCTGCATCAACTCTGAACGAGTCATCAATGTGCGATGTGCAACAAAAGGTGAATCCTTAATGTGTTTAGCCTTTTTAGAGATCAAGAACTCTTCTGGGGGAACATTCTCAATTCGTACACGACCAGCATCTTTTTTCTTACGAACTACGACATTGTAGGAAACAATAGGTGTTCCCATGTCATCAAAGCCTAGATCGTTTGTTTCTTGGCTTACTAGCTCCATCTGACCATCAGAGAACAGCATTGCCAATTCTTCTGGGGAAAGATCGTTATATTCTTCTTTAGTAGGATCTTCTGCATCATCCCACCAATACTTCACAATTCCGTTCTTTTGCAACAATGCATCCTTAAACCAATCGTGCATTAGCAATACACCCTGATTGTCTTGGAAGAATACTAAATTGCAATATTCTGTAGCTTGTTTAGCTGCTTGCTCATCGCCAGGCATCTTAGGCTCAAACAATGCGATCTCATCGGACTGAGTAAAGATACGCAATAGCTGTGGCAATGCGCCATCAACTACTTCTGCTACCTCTCCAGTTACAACTCTAGAACGACCTTCTACTTCGTTTCCATACGGATCACGATTGTAGAACTTGATAGCCTCTCTACGAGCTTCGTTGGTTTCGGTCTGGACATATCCGAGAGCATTAAAGATCTCAGAGTCCAATATACCTTTTAATTTACCTTCATCCATTTACACGACCCATGATGTTTGAACTTTTAAAGGAGCGCCCCATGTGGTGCTTTGCTCCATGCCTAATGCCAAATACCTAAAACTATCACTACTATGTGATGCCCAATCATGTAGAGGTTTATCAAAGAAAACGCTACGCTTCTCATCATACTCTCTACGATAATTTCTCAAGCAATCTAAACCAGGTTTTACCTTTGGCATATTAAACCAGCACTTAGGCAACATCCGTCTTACTGCTTGAATACCATCATCTACTGAAAGTCTTGGCAGAACCCGAACTTCAAGTCCAGCATCTCTCAACACTTCCAATCTGCTCTTTCCTGTCCCTAGTTCTCTTACCTGGACATCATGTGGAAGGAGCTGCTCTGCTTTATGCCAATCGTTCTCTTTGAGCCAATTAACATACCAATCTAAACCCTGACCATGATTCTCTACATGATCCACAATTCTGTATTCTAGCCCAACAGCCTGACAAACCCAAATCGCTGTGGAATCGCCCATCCCCAAGTCCCAAGCACAAAATGTCTTGCATAGATCATCTCGATCTATTTGTGCCATGCGACCTTTTTCTTCTAACTCGTTTATGAGTTTTCCATAATAGCTACCTTCCACAGCAGCATTAAATGAACACTCGTACTCCTGGTTGAATTTATCATCCCCCATTTCAGCACGAGCTGCTTTAAGCTCATCCTCTGAGATGATGCCAGTTTCACTAGCCTTGAACTCTACAAGCCCCCAATCAGGATTTGCTTCTGCCCTATCTCTAAAGTCTTTGAAGTGATTGTTTCCTTTCGGAGTACCAATCATTAGACATTTACCCAATCTGTCTGAAAGGGCTGGTCTTACGATCTCTGACCATATCTTAGGGTTTTGATCGCCAATTTCGTCTAGCACTACGAAATCAAAATATTGACCTCGGAGCGAATCTGGATTATCAGATCCATAGAGCTGAATCCTACGACCCATAAAGTCTACACGCAGCTCTGAGATGTTCATCGTTCCACCTAGCGGAGCTGTATATTTAACCAGGTAATCCCATGCAACTCGCTTGGCTTGTCCGTATGTTGGACAAATGTATCCATATCTAGGGGCTTCTTTTGTATTCTCTAATGCATCTTTTATAAGATGATTCAATGCAGCTACAGTCTTGCCCATCCTACGATGACATACCCCTACAGTAAAACGATGTGCATCTACTACCTCATGTATCTTTAACTGAGGCTCTCTAGGCTTATAGGGGATAACGATACGCTTAATATCGTCTTGTTCTACATATTCCATCAATCACCCACTCTAGAAATGTGGGTGGCTTTACAACAAATGTAAAGACTCCGACCTGTTAAACAGGAAATCATTTTTCCCAAGAAACCACCATCTTAAATGGCTCACCATCTGAGCCTGTGATGTTGTTCTCTATTGGTAGCAATCTTCCGTAGATCTTGTAGAAATCGCCCTGATTCTTAGGATCTTGCAATGCCCAATTAACCATGCCCTCTACACCACCAAGATCTTCAAATGCTTTAATGATGTTCTCTTTGGCTACTCGTGGAATCTTGTTAGTAGCACCCTTTGGTCTACCAGCTCCAGCTCGTAAGCCACCATGAGATGATTTTTCTTGCTCTAAATTATCAAATTCTGTAGCGTTTTCCATTCCATTCCCTATGGGTTGATGGTTGATGATGTAGCTATTCTACAACAGTTTTCACCACTTAACTTTGTTTGCCCAGTAAGCAGCGCTCATTTTCCCTTTAGCAATGTTCTCTGCATGACGAGCTTTGAAGCTCTTTCGTCTTGCTTTGTCTGCTTCAGATTCACCTTTTCTTGCTGGACTACCACTTACACCTTGCTGACCAAATCGAATGGTCTTTACTTCATCACCTTCTTTAGCCACGACTACATGGCTCTTAGTAGGATGATTAGGGGTGCGTTTAGGTTTGTTATAACCTTCTACTCCGATCCTTTCTAGGATCTTGGCTGCTTCTCTAATCTTCATTACCAGAGCTTTTTCTTAACTGGTTTTTCTTTTTGTAGCTGCTTTTCCATGTGGACTACACCTTCTGTCCAGCTTTTTAGACTATGCGCTTTATGAGGAGATCCTTTATCGCCAAAAGCTTGGATAGGAGGATGGTAGACAATACCACCAATTCCTTTGCCTTCTTTTGGCTCTTTGTATTCCTTCATGCGCTTTTTCATTTTTTGACCTTCTCTGGCATACCTTTAGTAACAGGGCTACCTTTTTTGATCATCTCTTTAGCTGTTGATACTGGAATTCCTAGCTGTTTAGCTAGTTTTGGATTGTTAGCGACCGCATACATCAATCTGCTCTGAGCCTTTGACTGAAAGGGCATATATTTCTCCTAAATCGTATTTACACCATAACAGAGGAGCTTGCTCCCCATCAGCTAAACCTCTAGCCATGTGATTTTCTATGCTTACTACTTTTGCTGCTAAATTACTAAGTCCGTCTAATACATCAGGGTAAACCCTAGTACTAAACCGCTTTTCG